TCAATCGATACCCAGGGCGCATTTGTAGACGTCGAGGATGGCTTCCATCTCGCGCCGGTCGTCGGGCCTCATTTTGCGCAGGCGGATGATCTGCCGCGCGACCTTGGCGTCATAGCCGGCGGCTTTCATCTCATAGAAGATGTCGCGGATGTCGCCGCTGATGCCCTTCTTTTCTTCCTCGAGCCGCTCAATGCGCTCGATCAGCAGCTTGAGCCGCTCGTCTGCTGCGCGGTGTTCCTCGGGCAGATCAACGGGAATGGTCAGTTGACTGGTCATGCTGCTCGCGCCTCCGTGCGCGGAAGGGAAGCGCGAACGTCGAGCAAGTTGCTCCACTGTTCGGCCAGGGCATCCGCCATCCCGGGGAAAGTTTCGCTCCGAGCGCGGGCGCGGTCGGCGGCGTGCTTGCCCCATCCACTTTGGCGGTGGACGCGGCTCCATGCCTTGTGCTCGGCCGTGCCGGGGCGCGGGGGTGTCAGACGGTTGGTGGGCAAAACCTTGGGCAGGTTGATCAGTTCAAGGCCGGTGGCCTTGAAGAACGGGTCGCCAAACCACCACGGTTGAACGAACTGGACGTGGCGCCGACCCGTGAGCCGGACAGCGTGGGCGTGCATGATGGGGTTCTCCAGCGCACGGCGCGGGATATTTCCGCGCTCGCGACACGCGCGGTAGAATGCAGCGGCGGCTTCGAGATCAGCCCAGCCGTTTGGATCGTGGCCATTGATGCGCCGACCGCCGATGTAGAGCCAGCGAACCCCGCTGTTGCACAGGCGGGTGCAGGGCGGATGCATCACAGCCAGCAAATCCCAACCATCCTCAAGATGGTCGAGCAGGTCGCCGCGAATGTGGCGATTGCTGCCATCGTCGGCTGCTTCGGTGTCGCAAGACCAAGCATCGATGCCGCGCGCCAGGAAAGCGCGGCGTAAGACGCCGCTGCGCTCGCAACCGATCAGCACGCGGGCGCTCATCGAGCGCAAGCCCCTAGGGCGGCGCCGATCAGGAAGAGCACGACAGTTGCGATGGTGAGGGTCATGGGAGTGCGGCGGCGCTTATTGGGCTGGCCCGCCGGTCCTTTCAGATCAGGTGGGGCTTACTGGCCGGTTTGCACGCAAGGCTGCGACGACGAGCAGTAGACGGTGTTCGGCATGGCGCCGTCCCATTTTTGCACCCATTCATAGCCGACGATCTTGGGGTTGTTGGCGAGGGCCTGGGCGCGGATGCGGATGGCTTCGGCTTCGGCGATAGCCTTCACCTTGGTGGCGTCGGCCTCGCCGCTGGCCTTGGCCACGGCCGCTTCGGCGTTGGCCTTGACCGTGGCAACGTTGGCCTGGGCGGCCAGGGCCTGCTGTTCGTTTTTGGTGCGCGCGTTGATCTGGTCGAGGATCGACTGGGGGATGCGGATCGGGCCGGCCCAGTAGAGTTGTTCAACATGGAGGCCGAAGGGCTCGAAATAGCGGCGAACGTTGGCCAGTGCCTGGTTGATCAGCTTGGTCTTGCCGGCGCCATAGATCTCTTCGACTGACATGCCGGACGCGCCATCGACCAGGGCCGAGCGCACTGCATTGCGCAGCGGGGCGGCGACGATCCCCGCCATGTCCGTGCGATACTTCTGGAACAGGATCGGCGCCTTCACAGGATCGACGCGGTAGGCGATCGACACATCGGCGGTAACGATCAGGCCCGACTTGTCCTGAAAGCTGAATTCCTCGTTGGCGCCGGTGCAGGTGTTCTGATCGTCGCAACGGGTTTCGTTGGTCCAGGCATAGTTGGAGGTGTAGATCGGATACTCGTAGATATCGGTGCCGATACCGGTCCAATAGGTGCCCACGCCCAGCGCCTTGTCCTGGACGCCGGCAGCGGAGCCATAGCGCTCCACCTTCACGCCAACGTGCCCCGGCTCGACACGGCTACAGGCCGCCAAGGCGCAGCTCGCCAAGGCAAGAATGATCAGTTTTTTCATGGTTGGTCGGTCCCTTCACGGTTGAAAAGTTGGGTGACGCAAATCCCGTCGACTGCGACGACGAGCAGCGAGAGGATGGCTGCGCCCAGGAGGGCGGCATCGTTCTGGAGGTTGACCAGGGCAGGGACGATCACGCGGAACACCGCGACGTTCGTGCCGACAAGAATCGCGCCCAACACCCAGAGCATGATGTGGCTGTGGCGCTCACACATGGCGCGCCTGCTTCCCCTTGGGGTTCGGGTTGATCTCCCCAGCATCGAAATCGACGCCCATGAAGATCAGTTCGTTGCGCCAGGCTTGCTGGATTTCCGGTGCGCAGTGGGCGAGGGCATCGTCCCAGGTCGGCGCGCGGCCATGCTGCATCTGGAAAGCAACGCCGTAATAGAGGCTTTGCGCGTTGTGCGGTTCATGCGGTTCGTGCTGCGATCCGCAGGTCTGACAAAGCCCCTGCCGTGGCGGCAACAACATCATGGTGCCGGTATCAGCCATGGGCTTGCACCTTTCGGGGAAACTGGCGCTCTGCCTCGGCTTGCTGGGCGCGCCAGACGCGGATGTAGAAGCGCTGGTCGAGGCGGTCGGCTTCGAGCCGCTCTGCACGGGTGAGGGCGCGCCGCGCCTTGATGGCGTCAAATGCGGCGCGGCGGGCCTGGAGCTGGGCCAGCGTGAGAGATGCGGCGCGCGCCATCATTCCGCCTCCGGCCCGTAGAGTGCGTCGAAGCGGGCCTTGTTGTCCAAACGCCACTGGCGGGCCGCATCAAGGCGCGCCTTGCGATCCCTGGGGTGCACATGGCGCATGCCGGTGCCCTGATCGGGCAGCGGATAAAGCGCGTCGAAGCGGGCCTTGTTGGCGAGGTGCCAGGCGCGTGGATCGCGGGTGTCGTTCTGGGCGAGCGAGCCGTGTTCGTAGGGCCAATGGGCGGGGGCGGCGCGCGCAGTCATCAGGCGGCCCTCCGGCGAGCGGCGCGGCTGCCACCGTGCAGCAATTGGCGCACGGGCACGCCGACGCGGGTGCAGTCGACGCACCAGGCGGCGCCGTGGCGCGTGGTCCATCCTGCCGGCACGATGGCGTCGGGCGAGCGGTGTTCAGCGCCGCATTCGCACTGGATGACGATCGTCTGGCGCTGCAGCGAGACGGGTTGCGCGGATCGAGGAAGACGCATGGTAGAGTGTTCCTTTCAGGCAAAAGGACGCCGGGTGCGGTCAGGCCGCGTCGCTGTCAGAGCGGGGGGAAAGGGCCGAGCGCAGGGCGCCGATCGTCAGAATGGGAGCCGAAATTGCGGCCCCTCCCAAGATGCCGACGAGGGTCGATGCCGACCCTTCGATGAATACCTTCCAAAACAGGAAGCCAAACGCGATGACGTTGTAGAAAATGAGGGCGAGGGCGGACTCACGCTTGATGTTCATGTTCAGTCCTTTCAGACAAAAAGAGAGCGCATCCGGGATCGAGGCCGGAAAAAGATGCGGGTTGTTGGGCGGTCTAAGTGTGGTTAGCCGGGCAATTCAGGCGGCGCGGCACTGTCGAAGAGTTCGGGTTGCACATCGTCACGCGGGCGCATGATCTCGATGGCGTCCTGGCGGGAGACCGGGCGCATCGGTAGCGTTACGCGGGGGTTGGGGATCGCGCTGGGCGCGATGCCGTAATCGTAAGTCTCGCTGGCCTTCCAGCTGTGCCCGCAAAACAGGTTGGCGCACTGGTAGTAGATGTCCCGGTGCGTGGGCGTGACTTCGCGGCTCGTGCGGCGCTGGCCCACCGTGTTGCAGTGGGGGCAGCGCAGCCGGTCGGAGCGGCCGGAAGCGGCAGCGCTGTTGTGGCCAAGGTCAGGAAGCGGATGCGCGCCCATGATCAGCACCTCCCCCGCGTGATCCCGGCCGACCAGCGATGGTCGCAACGCGGGTTCTGACAGGTGAAGGTGAGCAACACGCCTGTGCGGGTGGGCTTGGTCGATTTGGCCATGTGCGGCGTGCCGCAGCACGAGCAGATCACGCTGGTCGTGGTTGTAGCGGGCGCGGCGATACGCAGATCGGCCGTTCCCATGTTGTTGAAGTCCCCCCCGTGCAGCACGTCATGCGTCTCCCTGTTGCTGGCGATCGAGAGCGGCGAGGCCATCGGTGATGGCCGCCAGGGCCTCCTCGCCTTCCTTGCGGGCACGGCGGCGGGCCGCAGGGTCCGAAGGGTGCAGGGCCGCGTCGATAAGGGCGGCCACAGCCTCACCGCTTTCCTTGGCGGCTTCGGCGGCGATTTCGGCCAGGCTCACATCGCCAGGCGCGTGGCTGGCGATTTCGAGGCGCAGCGAAAGCAGGCGATGGAATGGGGCATAGGTGCCGCCATGATCCATGAACGCGCGATCAAGACGCTCGGCATCGATCATGCGGATTTCCGTTTCGCAGTCGTGGTCGGACCAGTGCCGCACGGCGCGGCCGCTGACACCGCAAACGGCGCCGCAGCGGTCCCACCCGATTACCGCGGCGACCTGGGTAAGGGTGTGCTGATAGGTCAGCGGCTCGCGAAGCTTCGTCATGCCGCGTGCCCCCGCTGCAAACCATTGGATTGATTGAAGGCGACGCGCTGTGCGCCATTGTCTACGCCACGCCAGGCAGGCGAGGGGCCGAGATCGGCCGGGTAGATATCGGGGCGCAGAAGATGACGGGAAATGCCGGTGAGTTGCTCGGCGCGAAGGACATGCTCAGCGGGCAACTGTTGGTATTGGTTCAGCCAGCGCCACACTGTGGGCTGGCTTACCTCGAACACTTGCGCCATTGCCCGCTCCGAAGCGAACTGTGCACGCACCATCTGAAGGGCGCGAAAAGGGGTGACCTCTTCAATCATGATGCGAGCTATACACATTCGAATGATAGCTGCAACGAAAATGTAGCGTGCCGCGCTATTCATTTTTGTATAGTCTGCGCGCATGGCTGAGATTGTTGGCGAGCGACTGGAGCGGTTGATCGAGGAGCGGCGCCTCAGCCAATCGGCCTTGGCGCGCATGTTGGGCATTTCCCAGCCCTCAATCGGACGCTTGATATCAGGTGAGACCCGAGAGAGCGGGAAGCTGCTGGAACTGGCTCGAGCGTTGCGCACCTCGCCGGAATATCTTGTTGGTGAAGTAGACGATCCAGATCTGGTCGGATCGCTGGTCGCGTTTCACGCCGAGCCCGCACCGGATGCTGACATTGTGCAACTGTCCGAATTCAATGTCGCCTACGGCTTAGGCGGTTCGTTTATCCACGACGTGCCGGCCCGCCAGGTTCTACGCACGTTTTCGCGATCATGGGTGCGGCAGTTCACGTCCGCACCTATGGAGCAAATCTTCTGGGCAACAAGCAGCGGCACTTCGATGATGCCGGCCATTCTCGACAGCGATATCCTCCTGATCGACACCACGCAGCAGAGCCCGCGCATGTGGGATCAGTTCTGGGCCATCGAAATGCACGGCCTGGGCATGATCAAGTCGCTACGCCCAGCCAAGGATGGGGGCATGCGCCTGGTCTCGGTCAACCCTGATTTCCGCGATGAACTGGCCTATGACGGCGAGATGACCGTAGTCGGCCGGGTCGTTGCGATCGTGCGCAAGGTTTAGCGGGGGGCAAATGGACGAGGTTTTGGCGCAGGTTAAGGAAGCCACTGCCGGGCGTGCGGTGCCTTTGGGGCTGCCGTCATGGTGTCAGCCAATTGTGCTGGGCACTGAAGACTTTATTGAGGTCCAGCGGCGCGGTGCCAGTTCCAGTTGGGCCGGGTTCATCCAGTACACTGATGCTGCGGGTGAGCCGAGTGCGCGGCGGATCATCTGTCGGTCAATCTCCGGCTATGGGCGGCCAGAAACCGTCACTGCCTTTTGCTATGAGCGGCGGGCCCATCGCACTTTCCGCATTGACCGCATTCAGGAACTGGTCTGCCTGGAAACGGGCGAAGTGCTGGATCCGGGCCAGCATTTCAACCAACTGTGGCTTCATGGCGCGTTGAAGGTATCCGACAAGACGCTGACCGACATAGGGCGAATACTGGTCTTCATGGCCCGGTGCGATGGTCAGTTTCATCCGCTGGAGTCGGACAGCATCGCAACCGCCATGGAGCGCTATATCGTTCGCTTCGGCGGCGATGACCGGACGTTCGAGACTGCGTGCAAGAACATCAACAAGATCGCGCCTGATAGCTTCGACTTCGTCAAGGCCCTGGAGCGGATGCGCGATCATCCAGAAGCCCGGTCTCTTTCGCGCCTTCTGCTCGATTGTGTTGCCAACGTGACGGCAGCAGATGGCGTTATCGATGCCAAAGAGGTCGAGTGGGCTTCGGTGGTCAGCGAAACGCTGAAGGTGATGGCCACAGCCTGAAAGAGATTGGCTATGCGAGAATTTCTAGGCCCTGTTTCTCCGCACGAAAAGCTCAAGCGGAACAGACAAATCTTCGCCGATCGGCAGGCAGGAGTGTCTGTCAAGGAGATCGCTGAGAAGCATCAGATCGGCGTAGTGCGTGTGCGACAGATTTATCACCGCCAGCGGGCATTAGCCGCCGTAGCCGCAGCAAAGGCACGCAAGGAGATGGTATGCTGAAGATCGTTGTCGCGGATGAAGATTCTCAGGTACGTGTGGGTGATTTCGAGTTGCCGATCGCTCCAACAATCGGTGCGAGCATCGCTGTTCCCTATCCAGATGATGAAGTCGGGATGGCGTTCTACAATATCTCCGATTTGGTCATCGTATCAGTCGGTTCCTTCTGCCTTCTTCATGGAGATGAAAGAGTGGAGGGGCCGGCGATCATCGCATTTGGTGCGAAGGTGTAAGGGGGAAATGCGGGAGGCGGGGATGAGGCCTGCTTTCTTTCACAACAGCAAGAGGTGATTGTGCCGAAGACAGTGCGAGAGATCATGGAATCTCAAGGCTTCGCGGACCCTGCGGACACGCTGGCCGAAATGTATCAGAAGGGTTTGCAAGCGGCGCATGAAGCTGAAATTTCCGGCGATCATGCCGGTGCGTTGAAAATGCGAAAAGCAGCCGCCAAGGTCAAAAAGACCTTGGCGGCGTATGGACGACAGGTTTGAGCCGATGAGGCCCAAGGGCGGATTTCAAATTGGTGTCCGGCCCTGCTGTTGTTGCAGGGCCGGACTGCAATCGGTTACTCGTCCACGAGGATCGGAAATGCGCGCAAGCCATACTGGCTGGCGAACACGCGCTTCCCGTTCTTCGTGATCCAAGGACGCCAGATCACACGCTTGCCATCCGGCACACGCGAACGTGACATACATCACCTCAAATCGAGGCGGCCCGATGATCTTTGCGTCCGACTTGCGCCCGTGCTATGCATCGGGTTCTCACCGCTCGTCTGGATCGCGCACCTGCACAGGGGCCGCGGTTCTGCGACAGGTTCAGGGGGAGTTGTTCATCAAAACAGCTCCCCTTGAATTCCTTCGATCATCACTTCCAACCAGCGGCGTTCTGCCAGTTCGTCCGTGACGTTGTATTTGGCGGCCACGTGCCGCGCGCTGCGGCACTTCCTCACACCCTCAGTCGGTACGAGCCAGAGTTCTGCAAAGCGATCGGCCTGCCATTCGGGGTCAACACGGCTGTCGTTCCGTGTGCGCTTGGCCAACCTGGGCGTTTGCTGCGAATGGAGGATAAGATGGCCGAACTCATGTGCAGCGACGAAGCGCGCCTCCCGGTCATTATGGCAAAGCGCGATGTATGTGGACTCTGAGAGGATGATCGTCTCTTCTCCGCTGATCGCGGTAATGCCGGCAAGGCCGGGCATATCGTCATCCGGTAAGATAAAAAAATCATAATCGGGCAGAACTTCCGGCAGGATACGTTCGACGAGGTTAACCATCTGAACGTTCTTTGTGCCCATGCCAAAAAACTCACGGATATCCCGTGCACTGCGCTCGATATCAGCGCTTGTCATCGGCTCAACTGCCTGGAAGTTTCCGCCCATCTGCCTTAAACCTCTTCAAGAAGCTTAAGGATTTTGGCCTTTTTCTTTGTCGTCATTTTCGCAAAGCCGGTTTGCAGGGCGAGGGCGACTTTACGATCGAATTGATTTGCGGTGGGGCCAAGATGGATTTTGTAATCCTTGGCCGACAACCGCGCGGCCTCATCCAGTTCGGCCGTCTTCTTCGGCCCGAGATCAAAACCCGCTGCGATTGCGGGGATGATGCGCTCGGGAATCGGCTTCTTGCCGGTCTCCATAAGGCTAAGAAAACCAGGGGAAACCCCGGCCTTCTCCGCCATGTCAATCAAAAGCACACCCTTTTCGCGCCGAATTGCGCGCAATGCCTCACCGAACGGCGTCCATTTGCTTGGACCTTCATGCTGCGGTGATGTGCCAGCCTTGTCGTTTGCCACGGTCATTCTCCTCGGCTTGATCCCAGGCTGCGTTTTGCCTGAAGAGGAAAAAGACCGCAAGACTTTGTTTACCTCGATCGGTAAAACTTTGGCAACCCCTCAAGGGAACAAAACGTGGGAATTTCGTCCCAACGCATAACCGGCAGGCTATGCGATCTCCAACGCAAGCTTTGTGCTGAAGCCATTGGCGCCATGGTCGTGATCGGCGCTGGTAACCTTCCAGCTTTCCTTGTCGATGTGCGGGCGGAAGCCTGACAGGGTCACGCGCGTGCCGGGCACGGCGCGGGCATCGCCATAGGGCAGGGTGATGTCCACCGTGGCCGAGGCGCGGCCCAGGCGGCCGGTTTCCGCCTGCACGGCAGCCTTGGCCGCTGCCTCGTTGGGATAGACGCGCTTGAGGCGGCGGCGGTTGGTGCCGCCGGCCGTCACCGTCTTGCGCGTGGCCGAATCCTGATCGTGCCACTTGGCCTCGGCGCCATCGTGGCCCTTGTCGCGCGCGGCGCGGCGCCAGTTGACGCTGCTGCACTGCTGGCGCGTGATCGTCATGGTCGGCAGGGCTTTGCCGCTGGGCGTGGTCGCCTTGCCGCGTGGGGCAAAGATCAGGGTGCCGGCCTTAACCGTGGCCACGGCATCGAAATGGCGGCCGAGATCGCGGACGAACTGCATGTCCGACTTATTGTGCTGCTCGGTGGCCGGGATTGCCTGGCCGGACAGATCGGGATGGCATGCGGGGGTAAGGCCATTGTCAGCCGCCACCTTGGCGATGATCGCCCCGACCGTCTGGCCCACCCAACTGCGCGTCTTGCGTGTGCGAAAGCCGCCTTTCAGGTCTGCCCCGTGCGCGGTGATCGAGACGCGGTCTGGCGGGCCGCTCCAGGTAAGCTCGTCCACCACGAAGCTGCCTTTATCGACCAGGCCGAGCGGCACGCCGGTGCCACGCGACCAGCCCAGCCATACCGCGATGCGCGCTCCCTGGCGCGGCGGGACGAACGCGCCATCGGCATCCTGCACGACGATCTCGAGCTTATCGGCCTCCTCGCCCTCCTTTTCGCTCAGGCGCAAAGACAGCAGGCGCGGAGCAATGGCGGTTGTCAGATCCTGGCCATCGAGCGTGACGCGCCAGTTCGCGCGGGGCTGGCTATAGGGCGATTGGGCGCCAGCGGAGGTGGGCACGCTTGCCATTACGCGACCCGCGTCAATTCGATGGTGAAGTCGATCTTGCGGGCCTGGCCGGTGTCGATCAGGTTCGATCCACCATTGGCCACGCGATCGATGGTGTATGTGCCCAGGATCGTGCCGGTGCCATCCATCAACGGCCAGGCTTCGCCCTCGCTAGCCATTTCCGCCAGTGTTTCGATGGCCGAGGCGCTGCCGGCGAGCTCTGGCACCAGGGTGCCTGTGAGCGTCACCTTGTCGTCGCCCACACCCACGAACTGGCTGGCGGCGGGCGCCAGGAAGCGATCGTCGCGTGCGTGGCGGAAAGCGCGGTCGCGCTCGATGCGGTCGGGCAGCATGGTCTGGCTGTCGAACACGAACAGGCCAAGGGCAAAAAGCATGAGGGCCTCGCTTAGAAATCGTCGCCCATGTCGCCACCACCGCCGCCAAACTTGCGCTCGATGATATCGGCAACACGCTTGGCAAGGTCGTGGGCATCCTCGCCGGGTTGCTGGTAGATGTTCAGCGTCAGGTTGAGGTTAGGGCGTGGTCGATCTGCCTGGGCCGCCTTTGCCTTGCGGTCGGGAACGGTAGAGCTCGGGCCTTCGAGAGCACGGGCATTGGCATCTACCACCCTGTTCTTCGCATCGGCCAGTGACGGAGAGCTCAAAGCGAGGGCGCCGGCGCTCGCAACGCCCGCAGCCATCTTGCCCATGGCGCGAAGAGGTAGGCGCGCGCCGCCGTTGATGCCAATTGCTAGCCCTTGCGTCAGAAAGCCGCCCATTTGCATGAAAGTGCGGGACGGACTGTTAATTTGGTTCGGCTTTCGAAAGGCACCGATAATTTTCTCGCCTAACGTTGTGACGAAGCCGACGATGGGGATCGACTTTAGCCCTTCAATCAAGCCGATCAGCATCATCTTTCCGGCCCACTGCATCCATTCAGGTAGGCCATGAAAGATGCCTTTGATCTTATCTACGCTGCTTCCGATATAGGTCCAAACCTTGCTCCAGTTATTGTATAGCCAATAAAGACCGAAGACTACACCTGCGATGGCCGCGCCGATCACGATAGGCCAGATGCCGATAGCCGTGACGATCGGCGCGAGTAGCATGAACGCTCCGCGCACCATCATGAACACGTTGCGCAGCGAGGCAAATCCGGACAACACGGAGCCGAAACCGAATTGCAACGCTCCCAGTGCCGCCTTGCCGGCTATAAAGGCGGTGACCAACTGCATCAGGCTCTTGGCCGTTTCCGGATTGGCCTGTGCCCACCTAGAGATAGCTGAGATGCCTTGGTTTACCCAGCCAAAGAACTCCGTCATCGCGGGGAGCAGTGTGGCGCCCAACGTGATCGCGAGGGCGCTCATTGTGCCTTTGAAGCTTTCCCAAGCAACCGACGCATCCTGCGCTTCGCGTTGCTTAAAGGCTGCATCAACAGTGCCGCCGCTCTTGGCCAGATCGCCGCGGATCTTGCGATAATCCTGCATGTTGAGGATCAGGGTGCGCAGGGCCGATTGCGCCTGCATGTCCTCCACCACCAAGCCAAGCTTGGACAAGTCGCCACCGGTGGCTTTCTGGGTGATTTCGGCCAGGGCCTCCATCGGCGTCTTGCCCTTGGCATAGGCGGCCTTGAGCGCGGCGGGTAGATCCACCCCAAAATTCTTCTTGAACGCGTTCTGCACCGTGGGCGAGTTGATCTTCGAGAGCAGGTTGGTGATGTTGGTGGCCGCCTCCTCGCTGGTGCCCGCGCCGCGCCGGGCGATTTCGAGCGCGGCGGTCAGGTCAGCCACGGCGCCCAGGCCCGACTGGCCCAACGCCTGGGCCTGCGCAGTCAGGCTGGGGAAGTAGCGGGCCATGTCCTTCACTTCGAAGGCGCCGACATTGCCGCCCGCCGCCATGATGTCGAGGGCCTTGCCGGTGTCCAACAGGCCGACCTTAAGGTTTTGCAGGTTGGCAGAGGCAGCAGCGGCGCCATCAGCAATGTCCACCTTCATCGCCGTGCCCAGGCGGCCGATCGGGCTGATCATCTGCATGGCTTCGCGCGGATCGATGCCGAAGCCTGACAGCGCATCGACGCCCTGCCGCATTGCCTCGGGCATCTGGTGCGCAGCCTCGGCCGCGCGCAGGATGCCTTGGGCCATGGCATCGGTCTGTGCTTGGGTGAGGTTGGCCTTTTGCGCGATGTCCACCATGCCCGACGAGAAATCCATCGCGGCTTTGCCAGCTAATACCAGCGGCGTGGCCAGGCCGGCGGCGCCCAGCATGTTGTCAGTGCCAGCACTCTTCAATTGCTCGCCGCGTTGTCCAATGCGGTTGGTATTGGCGTTGAAGGTGTTGATTGCCTTCTGTCGGTCGATCTGCGCGTTCACCCGCTCCAACTGCGAGGCCAGGTTGCGCTGCTTGGCGGTTAGCTCTTCGGTGTTGCCGGTGCCCTTTGCGATTTCCTTGTCGAGTTCCTGCATCTCCTTTTTCACGTTCCGCAGTTCGCGGAACATGCCATCGAGGGCCTGCTTACCGTTCTTCCCCAGGCCAATGAGGTTCTTGAGCGGACCGGACAACTTGTCGTTGCCCGTGAATGACACGATCAGGGACAGCTTGTTGTTGGCCACGGGGCTACTCCGGTTTGTTCATGCGATTCCACGCGGCCACGGCGCGGCGGTGCCATTCGAGCAGGTCGGCCAGATCCATCGCGGCGAGATCGGCAATAGGCCAGTGGAACACCGCCGCGATATCGGCGATCAGGGTTTCGACCGTCAGGCTGCGGTCATCGCCTGCATCGCCTCGCGCTGGGCCTGGTTCAGAAAAAAACCGACCACCGTGCCGACCACTTCGGCGAAGTCATCGGCTTCCAAGCCATAGAATTCGTGCGCAACGATGGCGGGGGTGGTGATGCGCGGGATCACCTTGGCCACGGCATCGACGTCGGCTGCAACCAGGTCGGTCAACTTGGTGCCGCGCAGATCGCCGCCCTTGGGCTTGCGGATGGTGAGACTGGCGATATCGCCGCCTTCGCGCTTGATGGGCTCGGCGAGGGTGACGACAACAGACTTGCTGGCAGGCGCTTGGGCGGGCGCGGGGGTGGTATCGGTCATGGAGGGCGATCCTTGATAAGACGCGGTCTGATGAAGGCCCCTGCCGGCAGGACCGCCTTTCTACCGGCAGGGGGCCGGGCGCGAAAGGGCCGCCCGGATCTGGTAAGGGGATCAGCGGCCGAGCGCGGCGCGGATTTCGGCGTAGCGATCGACGCCCATGACAATGAAAATCATGTTGATCAGGTCGATCTCGATCCAGTCGACGCCATCGACGATCAGGCGGTAATAGCTGCACGCCACCTTGTATTTGTGGGTGCTGTTGTCGCCCGGCTTGCCGTTGCCGAAGTCGATCTCGGTATAGCGGCCCAGGCACACAACCTCGACCGATTGCACCTCTCCGGTGTAATCGTTCTGATAGGCGCCAATGAAGCGCACCAGGCTGGCGGCGAGCGAGGTGGCACCGAACTGCGCCAGCGCAGCCTGGATCAGGCCGCCCATGGAAAACTCGAACTCGAGCTTGTCGAGGCCCATGTCGATCGGCACCGGGCCGATCATGCCGCCACCGCGCCAGTCTTCGGTCTTAATCACCAGCTTGGGCACGGTGACTTCCTCGGTTTCGGCGAGGTGGCCGACGCCGTCGAGCAGCATGTCCATCTGCTTCAGCTTGAAGGGGAAACCCATGGCAATGCTCCTTTAGGCGGCCAGCTGGCTGGCGAAATCGGCGTAATACCGGTCGGTCACGCGCTGGTTGAGGGAGAGCCCTTCGAGCGGGGCCACGCCGGTAAAGTCGTAGTCGATCACCGCCTGGCCACCGGCGAGTTGCTCGGTGCTGTTGAGTGCGGGATCGTACCAGGCCTTGCCGCCGATCAGCCGGCCGGCGGTGACATAGCTGCGCAGCTTGGCGTTGATCGTGTCGATGGTGTCCTTGACCAGCATGACGGTCATCGGCTTGTCGGCGGCCCAGGCGAGGCCCTGCTCGATTTCGTCGGCGATCACCTGCGAGGTGCGCACCACGCTTTCGAAGGCGTAAAGCGGTTCGTCCGAACAGGTGCGGTTGCCCCAGTAGCGATAGCCGCCGCCGAAGCGCACCAGCGTGGTAATGCCGGCGGCATTGAGGAGCGCGGCATCGGTTTCCGTGCTGTTGAGGGCGAAGCTCACGTCCTGGGAAATCCCGGTCACCCCGGTGACGGTGATGTTTGAGATCGTCTTGTGCCAGCCCATGTCGGCATCGATCTGGGCTCGCATGCCCATGGCGCGGGCCACGGCATCGCCGGCAAAGCTGCTCGACCAGTTGGGCCAGATCATCATCATTTCGCGTTCGCCGAAGTTCTCGCGATAGGTCAGCGCCTCGGCCACCGTCTCGCCTTCGCCAGCGAAATAGAGGAAGCCGCGCAGCTTTTTGGCCACGCCGGCAAAGTGCGCCGTCACCGCCTCGCTATCGAGCGCCGGGGCGCCGAGGATGCGCGGGCGCACCTGCAATTCCGCCTCGGCGGTGATCAGCTTGTCGATACCGGCGATGGTCAGCGCTTCCTGCGCCTGGGCATCGGCGCCCACGCCCACGCGCACCAGCACGATCACGGGGCTGGATACGTCGGCAATCGCATCGAGCGCGGCGGGCAGGGTGCCGGTCGCGCCGATGGTGGCGAGCGCCTTGCGCACGTCGGTGATCAGCACGCGGCCATCGAGCGGGAAGGCATCGGCCGGTGCATCGGGCGCGGTGCCGACAATGCCGATCACGGCGGTGGACTGGGAGGCAATCGCGCGACTGCCCTGGGTAAGGAAATTGGTCTTGATGCCGTGCATGGGTGGCTCCTGATCAGGCGGCGCGGATGGACAAGCGGTTGAGGGGGATGGTCAGGCGGGTGAGGGCATTGGCGAGGGTGCCGGCTTTGGTGCCGGTGATTTCAGCCACGGCCTGGCCCGAGGCGAGCTCGCCCGAGATGGTGACCTGTCGCACGACGATGCGCGGCTCCCACCTGGCGAGCGCAAGAGCGATGCCCATCGACGCAAGCAGCGTGGTGGCGCGGTTCAAGGGGCGATCGACCACGTCGGCGAGAATGCAGCCGTAGTCGCGGCGCATCGTGCGGGTGCCGAGCGGGGTGCTGATGATGTCCTCGCACGACTGTTCGAGGTGGTCGTCGCCCGAAAGCGGCTCGCCGGTGGCGCGGTTCATGCCGGTGAGATTTGTCACAGGCTGATCTCCGGCACGGTGATCGGCACATGCGAGAAACGGTGCGCGGCGGCCTGGGCAGCGCTTTCCAGTTCCGCCACCTTGGCCGAGAGAGCGGCAACCTGGGCGACGGCCTTGTAATAGGCCTGCACTTGCGGCTGCACCTGGGCCAGGATCATGTCCTTGATCCAAGAGACGATCTTGGTGGGATCGGCAATCGGCGCTTCCAGCAGAGCCAGCCAAGGGGCGAGCCGCTCGATCAATTCGCGCACATGCGCCAACTGCGCGGCCACCGGGGCAAACGCTTCATCCACCCGCGCTTGCAGGTCCACGGGGTTCTTGGCCGCGTTGATCCGGTCGATCAGGCGGTCGATATAGGCGGTGTTGATGGTGACGCTGCCCTGGTCGATCATGGCGCCCTCACGCGATGTTGTTGACGATGCCGGCACTGACGGTGATCGTCTTGCCGTCGGGCGTGGAAAACTGGCCGCTGGCGCCGGTGCCGGCATCGAGATTGCCCGCCGCGACCACCGATCCAGACACGTCGAGATCGCCGGTGATGGACACACCGGCCGGGGCGTTGATCGAAAACTTGCCGTTGCCAGGCAAGACGAACGCCAGATCGTGGCTATCGGGATCGTAGGACAGCACTGCGCCGTCCTTGAAGCGGACTAGCTCCATGGCGCTGTTGCCCGGCAGGGGGAAAGCGTTGCAGGTAATCCCGCCGATCGCGATGGCCGCACCGATCTCGCCGGCCGGGCACAGCACCAGCACCTGCTCGCCTACTGCCGGCGGGCACCAGACGCGAGTTTCGCCCATGCGCGGCGCGGCCCAGCGGATCGGGCCGGTTTGCAGATCCTCGTCGATCTCCACCACGCATTTGCCGGCGGCATGATCGACAGAGACCACGCGCCCAAAGCGCAGCAGTTCGTCGGGATCGGTCAGGGTGCTTTCGGGCGTTCTCATGATGCCACTCAGCCACCGGAACGCGGCGGGGGCCATGGGGGCCGATTGTAGGGGCGCCGCTCACAACGCGCGCGGGTGGCAGAGTGGCCGGGCCAGCGGCAAGCCCATGGACATGGCCGACAGCACCACCGCAATCGATCTATCGCAATTGCCCGCGCCCACCGTGGTCGAGCAGATGTCCTACGAGGACATCCGCGCTGCTGCCGTGGCCAAGCTGCGCGAGGATCTACCCACGTTCGACGCTACGGTGTTGAGCGATCCGGCGGTGAAAGTGCTCGAGGTGTTCGCCTATCGCGAGATGCTGATCCGCCAGACATTCAACGAGCGCGCGCGCCAGGTCATGCTGGCCTATGCTACCGGCAGCAACCTCGACCAGCTGGGCGCGCTGCTCAACGTCGCGCGCCTGCCCGACGAACTGGACGATGCTTACAAGGGGCGAATCCAGCTAGCGCCCGAAGCCTTTTCCGTGGCCGGGCCGGCCAGCGCCTATCGCTATTATGCGCTTTCGGCCGCCGGCACGATTGCCGACGCCAGCGTCACCAGCCCCCGGCCAGATGACATCCGCGCGATGGTCCTGGGCGTGCTGGCCGACCATGGCGCCGACGCGGGCCTGGTGGCGGATATGACCGCCGCGCTCGATGGTGCGACCTGGCCGGGCACCGTGCTCGTCGCCTTGCTATCCAGCCTGGGCGATGGTTCGGCCAGCGACGATGAAATCGAGGCAGTTGAACTGGCCATCGCCGCCGACGAGGATGTGCGGCCCGTCACCGATCTGCCCCAGGTGCAATCGGCCGAGATCGTCGATTACGAAATCGATATCGATCTGACGCTGTTTACTGGCCCCGACGAGACGGTGGTGCTCGCCGCCGCGCAAGCCGGGGTCGAGGCCTACAAGACCGCCTCGCGCAAGATGGGTCGCTCGATCACCCGCGCCGGGCTCTATGCCGCCGCCGTGGTCGCGGGGGTGCAGAATGCCCTGATCAACAAGCCGGCCGACGATGTGGCGGTGGGCAAGCTGCAATGCGCCAATTGCGTCGGCACTGCCGTGAGGATCGCCGGCCGTGTCGAGTGATAGCCTGCTCCCACCCAATTCCACCCCGTTGGAAGTCGCGCTCGCGCGCCTGGGGCTGCGGTTCGACGACATCGACCTGCCGATTGAGCGGCTGTGGAACCCGGCGACCTGCCCGATTGCCGTGCTGCCGTGGCTGGCCTGGTCGCTGTCGGTCGACAAGTGGGATGCCGAGTGGTCCGAAGAGGAAAAGCGCGCGGTGACGGCGAGTGCGATCGAGGATCAGCGCCGCAAGGGCAGCGTCACGGCGGTCAAGACCGCGCTGGCCGGGATCGATAGCCTGCTGACCCTGGTGGAGTGGCACCAGACCGCACCGCGCGGCGTGCCGCACACCTTTGCCGTGCATCTGCCGGCGATCGGCGCCGATGGCGTCGCTGGTGGCGCGCGCGTGTCTGCTGCCACCACCGCGCAGATCATTGCCGATGTCGTCCGCGTCTCCCCCGCGCGCAGCCACTTCGACGTCGTGATCGACCTGGCCGTGGCCGGCGCCACCGCCGCCACCGGCGCCGCCTATGCCGCGCTCTATCGCCGCGTCGCTGCCGGGCCGGACACCAGCGACACCGATTGGGCCGCGCTGATCACCGACGAGATCGGCGAACCGCTGACCGACGATACCGGCCAGTTTCTTGATGGGAGTGCCGCTTGATGACCGCGCTTGTCCTGCAAATCACCGATGTCGGCCGCGCGGCCATGGTCGATCCGGCCGGGGGCACGCGCACCGTGCACATCGTCGAAGCCGGGCTGACCCAAGCCGCGTTTGTGGCCGCGCCCACGCTGGAGGCGCTGCCCGGCGAATTCAAGCGGATCGATACGGTTTCCGGCCTTGCCGTGGCACCGGACACCGTGCACCTCACGCTGCGTGACAGCGGCACCGATAGCTATGCCGTGCGCGGCATTGCCCTCTACCTCGATGATGGGACGCTGTTTGCCGTCTTTGGCCAGCCCGATCCGATCCTTGAGAAGGCCGCTGCCGCGACGTTCTACCTGGCGATCGATTGGACACTCGCGGCGGCCGATGTAGCCGCGATCACGTTCGGCGACACGAGTTTTCTCAATCCCCCGGCCACCGAAACGGTTTCCGGTGTGGCCCAGCTGGCGACCATTGCCGAGGCGCTGGCCGGTGCGGTGGGCGACAAGATCATCACGCCGGCCGTGATGGCCGAAGTCCTCGCCGGCTATGTCAACGCGGCCCAGCTCGGCGCAGCGAGCGGCGTGGCGACGCTCGGCGCCGACGGCAAGCTTGCCGTCGATCAGCGCCCGGCGATCGACCTGATCGACGTGTGGCCGGTGGCTGACCAGGCCGCGATGCTCGCCAAGGCCGACGCGACAGTGGGCGACTTCGCCGTACGTGCCGATTCTGGGTTGGTCTATGTGCTGCAGGCCCTGCCGCCCAGCACGCTGGCCAACTGGCTCGAGATCACCACGCCATCGCCGGTGGGATCGGTCAACGGCAAGGTCGGTGCCGTCGTGCTCTCATCTGGCGACGTCGGCGCGGTGCCCAGTGGGCGCAAGGTCCAGACCGGCGGAGGCCTGCTGTCGGGTGGCGGCACGCTAGCGGGCGATCTCACCCTCACGCTCAACCCAGCCAGTGCTACCGAGGCGGCGGCCGGCGTGGCGGGTGATAAGGTGGTTACCCCGGCGAGCCTCGCCACGATCCTCGCCACCCTGGCCGCCAAGGCCAATGGCGCTGCAACCGTCTCGGCCGGCGGCCTGCTGACCGGCGGCGGTGTGCTCGCCGGCAATCCCACGATCAACCTGGCAGCGGCCAGTGCGGCCGAGATCCTGGCGGGCAACGAAGGTGGCAAGGCAGTCACGCCCGCCGGCCTGGCTGGCCTGCCCAAGAGCCTGACACCCAATGGCTATTGGACGCTGCCCGGTGGGCTCAAGCTGATGTGGGTGCAGGTGCGCCAGGTGGTTACTACC